CAGGTCCGCACACTTTGTCACCCACATGGAGATCACCCATTTCCACCCATCCACCGGGTGTCAAAACTGGCGCGTTGAGCGGTTGCGCCTCATCCTTGAAATACCGTGATTTGCGACCACCACGACCGATGTTATCGCCACTTTCGCCAGCGATGATCGCGCCATTTTCGCGATTGACGATTTTCATCAGGGCGGTCCCCCAATCGGGGCGGAACTCGGGTGGAAGGCGTCGTATAATGAGCCTTATCTTCTCGAAAATGCTGTCCGCGTCGCCGAGTTTGTCAACCAAGTCCTGCTTGCGACTACCCCACCCGGTTGCGTCGTCCTGTAGATATTTGAGACACCACACACTGATCGCACAGGCCACCCATGTAGCGCCCATGTCGCGCGCTTTTTCGACCAGACCGCTTTCTCCGTCGCGGAACAGCGACATGAAGAAATCAACCAGTTCTTCCTGCCGCTTGAAGAATACGAACGGCATCCATTTGTTCGACTGCTTTCGCGGGTTGTATGTGTCCATCCAATGCTGGATGAAGTCGGCAGGATGCGTCGCGTAATAGGCATGCGCGCCGGCCAGTTTGCGCGGATCGGCACGCAACTCGGCGAGCGTCTTGATCCGCCAGGCATGAACGGCGCGGTAATCAGGAGGCCATGACGAATGATCGAGCGCGCGCGGACGCCACGGTTTGATCGCTTCTGCGACTGCATCGGTCTGCTGGTGTGGGGCGAACAGGTCGGGGTGCATCAGTTGTAGGCCGCGTCACCGTTCTCGTATCGCTCGCGTCCGTCCGCCGAGTTGTGCGACCACATATCCGGTTCGTCCGCGTCTTCGACAGGGTGACACCAACACGTCGGGTCGAGCAAATGGGCGCGCAGATCGTTGTGCGGAACGACATGCTTGATCGTGTAGGTCTTCTCGCAGATGACTGATGTGAGTTCCCACCCTGTGATCTCGGTGCTGTCATGCTCGATGGTGCACGGCGGTATCTCAGTCATCACTGAGTATTTCGAGCAGTTCATGTTTGCCGCGTTCGATCAGGCCGAGCGCACTCAAGTCGTTGACATCGCCCCACCCGTAAATCTGCACCGTTCCCGCCGCATCGACGAATACAGCGACTGCTGCGGTGGGCGCATCATCTGGATCGGCGTCGATGCTGTCCGCTGCTTGACGCAACATATCGGGAATGGATCGCGCGTTTGTCTCGTACAAGGTTTCAACCGCTGCCAGTCGCGGTGCGCTCTGCTCAGTCATCGCTGATGTACCTCTGATAATCGTCGGCCAGTTGCTGTGCGTCTTTGTCGGTCGTGAGCGCCGGGGTGTTGCGGGCCTTGTCGGCCTTACGGTACGGGTTGTCCGCTTCGTTCCCGCCGAGCAGTTCGAGCAGCATTTTAGCCGCGCCGAGTTTGTCGTGCGTCTGCAACTTCATCTTCGTCTTGGTCGACCGGTGCAGGCTGTCGGATTTTTCGACCTCGACGGACTTGATCGCCGACCATTGCTCCGGTGTGGCGTTTTCCAGATCGAAATACGGGTCGCCTAACTCGTCGTATCGCATGATGTCCTCAAGCGAGAACGTCGCGATCGCGTGCAACTCGCGGACGATGCGGTCGAGCGAAATATCCTGCCGAAGCTGCAACTCGCGCAGTTTTTCGGTAACAGCCGCCAGTACCAGCGGGCGCTGCAACCATCCGCGCGTGTCGAGGTCGTGCAATTCCTGCGGGAGCGGTGCGTCGATCAGATCGGCAATTCGCGCACCGTGACGCTCCGCTCCGGTCGCAATTTCGCGCACCAGCCGGTCGATGAAAGCGCGCTCTGCATCCTTCACCTGGGCATAAGCACTCTGGAACATATCGGTATGGCGCACCTGCAACATTCTTCGCTTATGACTTGCCGATTGTGGTTGCGCAAGAGCGGATCGGGTTGACCCCATACTTACAGGGTGGTAAGTCATGCTGTGTATATAGGAGTGATTCGGATGAGACTACTACACAACAGCGATCTCGAACCGGTCGCACTGATTCCTGATGGATGGCGGTGGTACGAGTCGTGGCATCCCGACAAAGGTCCACTGATGTCGTTCGATCTCTGTGCGCATTCGGGGCCGTCGTGGTTGGCAACTCGTGTCGAGGATATGTCGCCGGTAACGCGCGAGATGAAAACCGTGACGATTCGTTACGTTCGTGTTCACCATGTGTTTCACATGATCGTTGTTGCTGGTCTTCGACACTTGGTCGAACATCCCGAAGTCGCGACCTATCCGAGAGCGCGCCAGTGACCCTCCCCAAGCCCGGTGATCTGGTTCGTGTTCGTGGCGGTGTGTCATGGCGCGGTGAGATGCATTGGTCCGTTTGGCGGGTGACGGAAGTCGACGAGCAGATGATGCGCGTGCATGTTCGCTTTCACAGCGGCATGATGTACGGTACACCTGTTTCGCTTTGCAAACGTAGTCGCAACGGATCGTATGCGATCGGTGATGATAGAATGGAGATTCACGATGGTTGATTGGTCGAAGCCGCTGGAACATGTGGACGGTACGCCGCTGGTGTTGGAGGGTGATGCGTCGCAGTATCCTAACGGGTGGGGTAACTATTACGTCGTGCGTGAGGACGGTGAACAGTTCACCGGGAAGCAGTTGGTTAATACACCATTGACGCATGATAAATTGATTGTGTGTCTGGATGGTACGGCATGGTCGGCCAGTGGATCGACGGGCATCCCGGTGGTGCGCAATCGCATCCCGCAATTCACTGCGACGGTCCGGGGTCGCCCTCTGACACGCCGGATGGTCGATGCGCGCATCACGGGGGTCGTCGCACTCGATACGGGTTGGAGGGCTACGTTCGAAGATGGGCGTATTGAAACCATCGGCCCGAAAATGATGGAATGGCTGATGCATTCCGACGGCGGGGGCGATGCTCTCGACGACGCGGCTGACACTATCGACGAGCGCATGACGCGGTTGATCCGTGCCGTTGCGGATGATCGGGGTAATCCGCTCTCTGGTGAAGCTGCTGCGATCGTTGCAGACCTTCCCGCCGATCCGCTGCTGGTGCGGGCGCGGGAGATTGCTGCGGTTGAAATGGAGCGTGCGGGTCACGTCCGTGCCCGCAATGTCCGCAGCGGTGAGCGTGACGACGACCCTGCTGTCCGTGCCGTTCTGGTCGCGCTGCGAGAGCGTGATGTTTGAGGTTCGGCTCTTGTGCGATCATGATGGGTGTCAGGAACGGGTCGTTGCTCACGACATGTGGCCGATGATCGCTACGGACGATGCCCGGTGGCGCGGCGTGCGGCTCGGGTGGGTCAAAGTCGGTGGTGCATGGTTCTGCCCGCAGCATGTCGAGGGTGGTCAGGCCGGCGGGGGTATGGAAAGCCCGGAGCGCAAGATCGAGATGAACCGTGAGAGCCGTGATCGGCAGAAGGTGTGAGATGAGAACGCAACGACCGAATTTGCCGTTTTTTGTCAACGGCGGCAAGATCAGCATGTGCCAGTCTGCGATATACGCAACAGCGGAGTGGGCGAACGATATGGAGCGTCGGTTGCTCAGGCTTGGTTGCGGTGAAATGCTGGATCGCACGCGTCACCTTGCATGGGCCGAGAAGGTCGTTGCGAAGTCGACGTTCCTCATGTCACCTAGCGGGAGCGCCGGTTACGTCCTGCTCCCGTCTTACCAGCCGGTAAGTATGTAACGTCGGAAAATGTGAAAAATTTACGGGGCGCTTGGGTCATCCTCTGAAAAGGGGGTGGCCTTTTTGCTGGTGCGGTCAGGATCGACGAAGGACGAAGCCGCCATCTTCGATTTCGATCATGCGTTCTGCGGCTTCCTCGCGGGCGGACGCGATGATGAGACCGGTTAGCCGTTCGACATCGCAATCCTCATCGGACGGATCGATCCAATGGTCGCCGATGCTGACCTGACCATATTCATCCAGTTCGGCACGGATGTAGCGTGCGACCGCTTGACCAACCTGCTCGATGGCCTGCTCGCGGTCCGTTGCGATTACAATGATCTCACTGGTGTAAAACCCGTCGATCATCAGGCTGTTGGGCACTCGGTACAGACGCATCTGTCATCTCCTGATTATGTCAGTGGCGTAGCAGTCGGTGCGTATCTTTACAAGTGGTAAGTCGTTGCGTTTGGTGCGTGGTGAAAAATTTGTGCGTGGGTCAACCAGCCGGCGCGCAAAGGGTGGGGGGGTCGAGCGCGCACAACCGCACACCGCCAACCGCCCGCACCAGGCGAGCAACGCGCTACGGATTGTCGCAATCGTGTTATGTTGTTGCAATCCTGCCAACCGATCCGCACTGGCAAGTTTGTCGCAATTCGGTGCATGGCGATCCGATGCGACAACTTGTCACGATTGCGGATTTGGATTGTTGGTTTGGACGGGATATGTACAGAGTTCGGATGATTGTTGAATGCTTAACACTTGCGATCAGCAATTGTATATATGTTGTCTAATTATCTGGACCCTCTCTATATATAAAAGTTGGTTTCCGGCGCATTATCCCAAAAATCCACCGCAACTTGCAACAACGATCCACCATGCACCAAAATGCAACAATCGAAACAAGTTGCAACATCGCCCCGACATAACAGACATTGTCGCATTATTATTTGACAACGCGACCCAAGCTGCTAGGGTGATTCGCATAGCAACAGACAACCGGAGTAACCGAGATGAAAACCGCCATTGACATGGAAGTCCAATTCGCCGACGCGCGAGAGATTGCTGAAAAAAACGGTGCTACCGTGATTGAATGCAGCGAGCATGAAAGCAACGCGAATTGGGTTAATGTCCTTTGTGTACTCGACGGGCGCGAAATTGTTGCGCTGGTCACATACGAAGACACGCAAACTGGCCCCGCGCTTTTCTTCGCGTACTAACCACAAGTAACGGAGTAACCAACATGACCAGCCACCACCTTCCCCTGTCCATCGCCCGCCCTATTGTGGAGCGCATGAAATACGCGGAGGCAATCGCCCGCGCAGCAGACCGCCAACGCCAGCACCAGCAGGAGCGCGCAGCATGAGCCGCACCGCAATCGATGGCCCGTCCGCAATCGCCTACCTGGTCAATCACCACGGCATGTCCCGCACCGCAGCAACCGCAACGCTCGACACGATCCGCCCGATCGAATGGCCGCAAGGCAACCGCTATACCATCACCGCGCTAGACACCGCAGCGCGCCAGCAAGGGGAGCGCACGGCATGACTCAGACTCACCGACTCGGACATGTCACATATCCTATCCGCAAGGATGAACGGTACGAAATTACAAGGGAATATTGCGGGTATGTAGAGCCGCGTTTGGTACTGCGATTTTGCGGCAAATGGATTGCGCAAACAAACGGCGGGCCGGGTGAATTAGTCATGCGCGCCGTGCAACATAATTGCGACCGTATGTCATGAAACACACCGCAGCAACCGCAGCGCTCGCAACGTTATGCGCCGTCCTGCTCGCATTCGGTCTGCCCCGCTATATCGGCCATGGGTGCACCAATCCACCCGCAATCGCCGGCCTGACCTACACCGGACCACGCTTTGTACACAGTGCGGACGGGTTCATCGGGCGGTGTGACCGCGTGAGCCCGCTGCTTCCCTAGTATCAATAGGCGCACCACGCGCCGCAACGAATAAACGGAGTAACCGACTATGACGACTAAACGACTCGCACGTCTCAACGCATGGATTGAAGCGAATCCCTATCGTATTTATGCGGATTATCGCGATTGCATAAGCGATGAACAAGCGGCAATGCTTATCGCCGGTGAATTCGAATCGTTCTATGAATCGATGTGGGAATGGGAGATAAACGCGTCTGACTATATCGATTGGTCCGACTGGGAAACGGAGTTCGCCAAAACGGCCAGATATGAAGAATGGGACGACATGCCGGAATGGTTGCAAAACCATGCCATAGAGTCGCGGATTGTTGATTGCAGCGACCTTATCGAAACCGCAATCAACAATTGGTCCGGGCATGTCACCGCAATGCCGCTCAAGCGCAACGGTGAACCTATTGAGTTCCAGGGCGCGTGGGGTCAATGGTGGGACAAGCGCGCAGCCGAATATCTCAAGCGACATTGCGGGATCGATCCGCGCGCCAGCGAACCAACTTATTCGGGGACATACCTCAAGGCAATCGGCACGCTTGACTTGTTCGCGATATACAAAGCGAGGAAGCGCCCGACTCACGTGCTACTAAGCCCGCAACAAACCACTATCGGGCACGAGTCGCTGAATGGGTCGGGCACTATGGGTGACGACCAGTACAATGGTAAACCGCGCTATATGCCGGCTCGCTTTGCGGTCGACTCGCTCAATTCATACGGCGTTGACTCGGTATTCGGGCTGACTGGTTCAATGTGGTCGGACGTAATGACTGTTAAACTTGGGGAGTAACCGACATGACAAACACACCATACAACATCGCCCGCGACAATTGCGCCAGCTACATCGGCGACATGAACCTGACATACGGCGGATATTTCATCCGAATCGACGAATCGCGATGTTATGCGGAAGTCATCGAGTACATCGACGCAAGCAACGCGGGAGTCGACGGGGAAACTTGGGTCGAATGTAAAACCATTCCGTTAGATGTCGCTAATCTCGCACAATGGCGCAGCGCTCTAGCATACATTGGTCTCAAACCTAGCGCGCTTGTCGGGATGTCCCGCACGCACAAGGCTGTCGAATTGGCATACGCGCTTTGCGTCTATGGTCTCTATGACACCGGCAGGCAAGACACACTAATCGACGCAACCGATGCGCAATTGATTGACGACGCGGCAGAGAGGCTTGCCGCGCTATGACACCCCAGCAACTAGCACGCGCCGTGCATCGCAACCGCTACACGCAAGCCAGCTATCGCACACTAACGCGCCATGCATCGGATGGGCGGTTTGACGAAATCGCAGCAATGCGATTGCTGCGGCGCAACGTGCGGGATGTGCACCCCGACGCACCGCACGAATTGCAGCAACGCACTGCAACGGTACTGTTGACCGCCTGGCGCAAACGCGCTAATACCGAATCACACACAACGGAGTAACCACAATGAAAGCTAACATCACACACATTCGCGAAACGGACAAAACCTATGCGCGCCGCGGGATCGGTTTCCATCGCGAGACCGCCGTCATCGATCCGAAAACCGGACGCGCTCTGATAACGGCGCGCATCTACTGGCCCGGTTCTACCGCCTATTGCGCACTCTGGATCAACGCGCACCCTGTCAACGGACGCGGCAACGGCAAAGCTGGCGGCGGCGGCTATCACAAGCCAAGCGCCGCGCTCGCAGCGGCTATCGCAGACGCTGGAATCCAGTTGTCCGAGTCGATCAATGGCAGGGGTGATTCGGCAATGGAACGTGCGCTTGAAGCAATCGCACGCGCCGCAACCGGCAAGCGCAAGTTTATCATTCATGCGGCGCACGCGTGATGGGGCAGGTTATCCAACGGCGCAGCAAGCGCATTTACATGCGCGACAATCAAACCGAGGTGCGCGCATATGCACCGGGTGACGGACATTTGTCATTCGTCGCAACCTATGACGGCAACGCATGCGGTGAAGGTCCGCCGACTCGCGAGGAATGCGAGGCGATTTGCCCGGACGGCTGGCAAATCTACATGAACGGACCAAACCCGCGCGCCCGTCCCGCAATCTAACACCTAGTCACACCCTGGCCGCGCGTCGGGGTGTGATATGGTTTTAGCAAGTGGAGTAACCGACATGCAGATACAAAAGCAAGTAAGCGAGGAATACTTGGAAGGCATACGCGACGGGCGCAAGGCGTTGCGTCGCATGCAGTCCGAATCGCCAGAAACACTAGTTGAAGACATGCAATCCGAATTGGATTGTTGCACTCGCACCGCACGCCAGTTTGACGCGCAATCGCCTGTCGGGCAATTGCTGCGCGGTGAGCGTGATTTCTGGCGCAATCAGGTTAAGCGGGCAGTCGCACAATGAATACGCGGAAGAAAGAGAAACGGGCGCTGTTATTCGGCGAGAATCGCCCTGGCGCATATTCACCAATCGTTACAAAGGCGCGCGCTTTACAGATTGCGCGCCAAGCTATGCCGGCAGACCTAAAGCGCGCTGGATTCGTCGCATCAATCTTTGCCAGCGATGCAGAATTGCACGGAGGCACTTGGTGGCGCGTCAATTATAGCAAGGCGCTCCCCTGGATGCGCTAACCACACCACATATCGCGCCAAGTAAATAGCGCCGCGTCCCTAACCGGATTGCGGCGCTATTTTTTTGACGTGAGAGAGAGGCGAGTAACGCACCATGATTGACTAACGCACACACCACCTGGCACCCTGCCACCGCAGCCGTATCGCGCGCCCCTGCCACCGCAGCCGTATCGCGCGCCCCTGCCACCGCAGCCGTATCGCGTGCCCCTGCCACCGCAGCCGTATCGCGTGCCCCTGCCACCGCAGCCGTATCGCGTGCCCCTGC